CTTCGGTACGAGACAACAGAAACTGGCTTAAAGCAGCCAGTTTTTCTGTGTTTACGCTTGATACTTCGAACTCAACTAATCGCATTATTTTGATTTGGCAAAAGGATTAACACCTTTCTTCGGTCCTGCTTTTTTGTCAGCCGCAGCCGATTTCATTGTTTCTTTTTTGTTGCCGTCTTTGTCAAGATCCAGGAAATCTGGCTTGCCTTTCTTGGCGGCCTCAGCAACACGGCGTTCGCGACCTAATGTTTCAGGAGCACCCAACGGTGTTGGTTCTTCGTCGTCAGCAGGTGTAATTTCTGCGTCAACATCTACATCTACATCCGGTTCTGCATTTAAATCTGCGCCCATGTCGGCAGCAGGTTCTGTACCAGGTACCACCGGAGCTTGGCCTGTTAGTGTACCTTGTGCACCTTCTAAGGCTGTCTTGCCTTGTTGTACACCTGCCAACAATTGTGTTAGTGCGGCAGCAGCAGCTGATTGATAAGCAGTGGCTTGATCAACACCCATGTCGTTCTTGATTGAATCTGTCAGAGCTGGCAAATCTTTAAACTGCATAGCAGAAATCTGCTCAAGCATTTTTTGGATTTGATCAACCATATCTTGAGCAGCCAACACAACCTGGGCCTGTTGTATTTCGCTTTCTCGCAGTCTACGGCGGGCTTGTTGCGATTCTTTCTGCATAGCCACAGCAGCAGCACCAGCAGCAGCCATCATTTCTTTTTCCTGAGGATTCAGTGTTTGACCCGATTGTGCTTTTTTAGTAGCAGCAACAAGTTTTGGATCTTTAAGATTTACAGGTGCAGCAACTGGTTGTCCTGGCTTTGCTGCAACAGTGCCAGTAGCAGGCATCGTTCCGGCAACAGGTGCTTGCCCAGGCATAGTAGTAGCAATTTCTTCAAGATGATTTGGTAATGTACCAGTTTTGATAATAATATCTAATTCTCGTTCATTTGGAGTTGCTCGCTTTAATCTGGCAAGCAAGTCAGAGAACTTAGGATTATTTACTATCTGTTGACCATATACTCGGCTTAATGCTTGTGTGTATTTCTGATCAGAAGGTAATACTGTAGGAGGTGCACCTTCTTTCAGCCGACCTTTAAGTCCTGATTCCAGCATAATTAACTTGAGATAAGCAGGATCACGTTCGCTTGAATGTGACGCAGCACTGGCTCTGTGTTCGTTAATTAAGCCACGTACACGCAGTAGCATGTGACGTGATTCACGCAGACTAAGATTTGAAAACGAAACGGATTGACCCAATCGTTGTTCCAATACTTGTGCTGCTTTATCTTGTTGTTTGAGTGTGTCTAGTTCGTGCAGTTTCATCGCGGTTGAATCCTCGTATCTGATAGTATTTAGCCAAACTAACACATTTGGCAAGACGATTTTCTACAGCTCTAAGACCTTGTTTTTTGGCTGTAATTTTAATATATGTTATTTCTCTGCGTTCAGGGTCTTTTATTTGTTTTAACAAGGATTCTCTAACAAACACATCTGCAGCAATTCTTAAACGCTCTTGATCTAAATTTTGTAAAGCATAAGCCAATCGACTGTTTCGAATCTTGTCTGCAATACACCAACTCAGGGCTACTGGCAATGTAGAGAAAATTTTGTCTACATAACGTTGTCTTGCAACTGAATAAGTGTTGTCAGCAGATTTTTCTATAGTATATCGATCAAACACATGATATTGATTGTTTTGAGCTATAATCATATTAGATTTAAGCTGGTTATATTCTGGCTCAACAATTTGTTGTAGCTTTTGTAGAATCTTTTCTTGTTTTTTCATTTGATCACGTATTGCATCACAAGGTACACAATAGAAGCTACTAGGCTGCCTATAATAGCAGTGCCCCAGTTGATTATCTGATTATTACGTTTGTCTACTATTTTATCCATCATGTCTCGAATATCAACAACCATTTCATTGACGTTACTGACAGTGGCTTCCACTGTCTCCAACTTATTTTCTAGAAATCGATAACGTTCAGCACACAATTCCACGTGTGCTTCCAAACTCTTTTTTTCGATATCAGTAGTATCAACCATAATGTATCCTTAGACAGATTATTTATGGTCAATCTGTTGAACAACATCAAACCAAATATTGGCTGCTGTGTCTTGGCTGGATAAAAATGCAGCATTATCAGAAGATTCTCCAAGTCCAGTTATCATCGGAACCCCGTTGCAGTCAGCTATTAGATAACCCACAGGGTCGTTGTTATGAGCAATAGAACCAGGGTCAACTACGTCAAATTCAAATGACCAAGTTGCAGCAGCAGAATCTGCCATCGGAGCTGATATACGCTCAGGCAGTGTACGCAAACTGATCACTTGATTCACAGTTTCCCAATTAGCTTGTTGATTTCTAGCTTGTTGCCATTCTGCTTGTGTTACAATTGTTCGTCCAGTTTTGTCCCGGAATGGCATGTTTGATCTGAACACACGATTACGTATGCCAGTTTCTGTGATGTCAAAGCGTGTGGTGCATTTTATTCGTAAAGTCATGTTGATATCGACACCTGTGACATATCAGACCGAGTAATTCTGCAATTCAACGCAATCACAATACGATCCTTGGTGCCGCGATAAACCACAGCAGAATGTTGTAGCCAACTGGGGAAAACAACCATCATACCAGGTTCAGCTCTGAAGTCAATGCTGGTGTTGCGATTGGTCCAGGCCATTCCTGCATCTGCATAGGCACAATTATTGGGGTTGTAAAATCTGTTGACACCATTTTTATCTTCAGCAGCACCCATGTCTCCGGTGTCTACGTAATAGATAGCAGACCAAGAACTACCAGGATGAGCATGCATGTCATGATAGCCACCATCACGTGTGATGTGGCACCAGGATTCGTGTATCTCTACTGTGACATTCATACCTGGGGGCCAATAGGCCTTGTTGGCATTGGCGGCAGCACGAAACATACACTGTTTGGCCCAGTGACTGAATGCCAGCACAGCAGGCGAATCTGTAGATACAAAGTCAAATCCGCTTTCGTACAGGCCGCGTTTGGCATCTGGTGCTACATTACTGACATGTTTCTTCTCTTCGAGGTCGTAACATACCTGGGCAATCTCGTCTCGATATTGATCGTGGTCGTCCCACTGAAAATCATACATCAGGATAGGCCATAATGGAATTGGGTTGAGTGGTTGCATAGTATAGGTATTTAATGGTCAAAAGAAAGCCCCAAAATAAATCCGGGGCTTGGGTCTATACTAAACTGACTCGAAATTAGCTGGTAGCTAGTTTGAAACCTACGTTTACAACGTCTGTACCTGTAACGTTGACACCAGTCACTGTACCATCGCTGGCTGTGATCTGAATGTTGCCCAAGGCACGCAGTTGAGCTTGCAGAGTGGCAGCAGTGTAAGCACCACTTGGATATACAGCGTAGCTGATCAGACCAGATGAAGCAGCTTCAACCTGGTACATGGCAATGGTGGCTGTCTCTTGAATGCTTTGATTTAGTTGAACAACAACACCTGGTGTGAAAACGCCTGATGTTACGTTACCCAACTGGTTTTGCAAGTCAATGTTCTGTTGTGAACCGTTCTGAACTACAACGCTGAAGAAGTCCAGTTTTGGACCTGCCATCTGCACTAGTGCAGCTGAAGAGATTTGGCCTTGTTGTGGGCCGTTTGCTAAGTCTAATGCGAATACCGGTTGTGCATCGCCATTTGCTGGTGGAAAAAATGCCATTTTAAAGCTCCTTGGTTAAGTGGGAATGTTTTGTCCCTGCATTTATTTATACCAAATGACAGAAATCGGCCAGTACCTATCCTAATTCAGGATTATTTTTGGCAAAGTTTGCAGCACTAAAACGCATGCGATCCACAAACTTCATACCGTTGCCCACATAGCCTTCGTGTCCAGGTTCGTTGTTGATGCTGGCCTGTACATCGTGTGCTTGTGCATCTAACTGACGGACCACTTGATTCTTAAGGCTGGATATTTCTAAGAATGCTTGAAATAGTGCTGCCACTGCCTGCTTGTTTTCAGTAGCCCATTCAAATATGCGTGGTGCTTTTGCTGGTGCTTTTTGTTTGACCCAATCGCCAAATCCGCCGATCAAGTTGTCATAGCTGCCACCGCGAACACGGCTGTTGATGTAGGTTTTAATCAAGATAGGAAAATCGCTGATCTTACGTGCTCGCAGTTCAGCGGGATTAAACAAACGATCCATTGCTGCACCGTACTGTGTGAGCAGACTGGTAGCATCTTTAACAGTGGCAGCGTTTAACTTGATCTCACGTGGTTCTTTCAAACTGGGATCCAAAATCAACAGTCCCGGACTGGGTTCTAAAGCAGCAGCACGTATAGGTGTAGGTGCTGCACCCGGAGCCGACAATGCAGTATGAATAGCCACTGCTGCAGTGCTTTGTGAAATTTTTTGGCCCAGGTCTGTGTTGGCCGGCACTGTATATGTTACAGTATTGGGTGTGAATACATAATTATCACCCTTCAACGCAGGTGCTTCACTGTACAACAAGTCGCCTTGAACATAGCCGCGAAAGTCTTCGGGTACTGCACGACGCAGCATAGGAAACAATCGTTGATAAAGAGCAATAAGTTCGCCACGCTCGCCACCACGCATATTCATAATTTTAGCAATCTGTTCTGGGTTGGTAGCCAATCCATCATAGCCTTTGGCACCAAATCCCGACTTATCAGTCAGCACAAATTCCCCGTTGGGTTTACGGCCAAATATAATGGCTGGTTTTCCGTCCCATTTAACTGTGGTCTCACTAGGATTCCGAGCAGCAGCTACGATGCCATCTAGTGCTTGCTTGAGACCAGCACTGGGACGCTGATCAAATATCATGTCCTCGGGGTGCTCAATACGCACACCTTCCACAATGACCTGCATACCTTGATTTACAATGCGATCACGTAAACGGGCCATGATGCTGACTTCGTTATATTCAGTGTAGAGTTCTGTTGTTTCGTAGATGCCTTCGTCGAACTGTATGCCTTCGCGATCCATGTGTGCTTTAAAGTCGGCAATCTTGGTAGCACGTTTTGGGTCTGCTTCCAATGATTTTAGGATGGCTTCTACGCTGTAAAGATCAGCCACTGTGGCATTGGGATTTAGTAGCATTTGAGCTACCTGAGCAGGATCGTCTGTGATCAACTCATTGGTAGCACGATCCATAATACCGTCGTTTTGATTCAACTTGTATCCCAAGGCCTTGGCCATACTGTTCATCATGATGTTGCGCAGTGCACCTTTATATTTGCTACGAGGATCGCTGCTTAATACAAATTGTGTCCATCTTGGTTTATTACTAAACATAAAGTCTGTTTGTACAAATCCATTCTTAGGGTCGCCATTGATGGCAGTAAAAAAGTGCACAGCAGAGCCTGATTTTTTGATGTATTTGGCAGGATCCACACCTTTACTCTTGGCCCATTGTGCTAACACTGCGACCAACTGATCTTTTGTCATTTCGCCAGCATCAACACTCATGTCTAGATCGCCTGAATCAGCCTTGCGGCCAGTCGATCCTAGCCATCGAATTGGCTTGCCATCACGCTTGTCTTTGTCTTTAGTGAGGTCAAGGCCAGTAATCTTCTCTAGCCATTGAGCAGTGGGCATGACATCAGCTTGAGCAATACGCTGGGTGAGTGGATTACCGGCTGTATCTTTGAATACATTACCGCCTTCGTTAATCTGCATCAGTTCTTCTCACGGTTCTTGTAAATTTTTTAGGATCTTTGTCACGAATTGCATTCAAAAGTTTTCTTACTAAATTATCTGCTTGATCCGGAGGATAAGCAGATTCAATCTGTTCGATTAATCTAATGGCGCTGGCAATCACATTAGTGGCACGACTTTCTACAATGTAGCGGCGGTCTCGATCCTGAAAGCGATCTTGATAGATCGTATCTAGTTCTTCCAAGATACTGCGTGTATGTTTTTGCATAAAAATAATCTCTTTGAGTATTTATTATAATAATTATTTAGACTTTACTACTAAGTCTGTATTTGCAGCAACGGTATCTGTACTTTATTTTGTAATATCCAAAGTATGGTGTCAGCAATATCATCTAATGATAACCAGTTTTCGTGTCCTGGTAACTTGTCGTTAAGACCACCTGCAATAATATGAGAGGTTTTTATGCATTTTTTGCCATTTAACTGTAAGCTACGATCTCGTAGTCCTCTTTTTTGTATACTGTAGCTATCAAATTTGGTATTAATACCTTCCCATTCTGCTGAACTTCCAATATTAATAATATGACCATGTATGCCCGCTAATGCCCATTCGGTGTGTGTAGCTTCTAATAATGCTAACTGACCCCCACTGCAAATATAAGAGCTGTTGATGAAAACATCATAGTTTTTAATACACATACGGAAATGATCTTCGCTTCCTTTATCCCAAAATCTAAGATCGTAACCGGTAGCACGACTAGCAAATTCAGCAGACGGAAACAGCCGATGTATAGCACTAGCTATAGTATTATGAGAAGGGTTACCTGTACATAATATCTTCATAGTAATTGACTCCATTCAGAGTGAAGATTTTTAAAATCTTGTTTTCTTATCTTATCGATATTTTGTATGGAATTCCAAAATTCAGAATGATCCTTACTGTTATCTATACTCAATGAATATAGCAAAGGCAGTAGGGTCGGATAATTGGCAAATCTTTTTTTAAACATTTGTAACATAGTTGATGATATGTAAGATAAACAAAATTGCCCCAGGGCCTTTTGAAAGATAAGGTTAACTGGATCCCCATATCTATTAGTAGAAAAGTTTTTATTATACCAATCTACTAAGTCCGGCAGATAATAAAAATTCAAATATCCCCATGTGCAATTGATGTTAAACATATGATTGTGCGGCATTTTCTGTTTGTACCAAGAAATATTATCTTCTATCTCTGTCCATTTAGCACCAGTGCGTTGGTATTCAAATCTTGATCCAACATCGTCTATACTAAAATACAATTCTATTAACCGGCATTGACTCCATAATTCAAGTACCTGATCACTAGCCCTGATCGTGCCATTGGTATTGTATAAGATACGTACATCCGATAATCCTTTTGTATCGCGTATTAGTTCTAGTAACTTTATATGGGCATTGCTCATTAGCGGTTCACCACCACCGTGTAAATGCACAATATTAATATTTTCAACTACTTTGGGATCGGATAAAAAAATCTGTTCGTTTTTTCGATGCTTAAAAATCTCTACTGATCGGTCTGGGTATATGCGTGAGTAGTCCGGAATCCACGACGTGCTATTACTAGGGCCACATATAACACATTTAAGATTACACAAATTACCCACCCTATAATCCAATCCCTGAGGACCTGAAATGTCGATATCGGTATTGTTTTGAAAAATCTCATAAAATTCTTTTGAGCCCATCCTTCTGCTTTTTAAGCCAGCAGCTTCTTCTTGATAACAGCTGGCACAACCAGGTATTGGCTGATCATTTTCTACTGATTGTTTTAACGCTACATGTTCCTGGCTGTTCCAAATTTTAGAAATATCAATATCGTCTGAAACTTTAATAAAACCTCGATAGTAAGAGCAAGGACTGTATCCCACCTTTCCGGATGGATCAGACGCTATGGCAAGATTTTTGTAAATTTCGTAACAAAAATATTTTTTATCTTTCATACATGTTAAGTTGTTTTTATTTGTCCGAGCAATTGTTTTAGCTTGCTGCTCTGTATGTCAGCTGTGACCCGGGGTATGTCTTCTTGGCTGTCAGATTGAGTAACATCACTACGAGATTTAATAGAATCCATAATACTGGGCTTGGGACCTTGACTGGTCATATCCTCACCGGGATCTGTAATACGCATGGTTTCAATGTTGTATTCCAGTTCAATCTTCTGTCCTACGCCTGTTGAGCTACGTGACTTCATACATTGTATTTGATAACGGCCACGTTCACGCATTGCTCGACTAGTAAAGATACCAAACACGTTGTCGGCTGTGTTGATCTTACTAATACCACCCGATATATGACTGTGGTCAAATTCAATTTCTTCCACTGCTGATCTATTCAACTGGCTTGCTGTCACAAACAACACGCCCAATTCTTTGGCCAAGTTACGCAGTTCTTCCGACACATACTTGTCTTTGACAAACAAGTCGTTGGGACTGACCTTGGCACTGACCGGCATCAACAAATCCAAGTAGTCAACCATAACAAAGTCAATCTTAATACCAGTCTGTATCTGTACTTCTTTAATGTAACTTCTAATGTCGTTTACTGTGCTTTGTGCTGGAAATGCCTTGATACGATATTCGCCCGCTTTCTTGCCCATCATCTTGACTTTGAGTTCAGTAGTCGATATGTCTTTGCGAATGTCCTTGGTACTCATGCTGGTCAACATGGCATCTGTACGAAGAGCACACAGTTCTTCGCTCAATTCTAACGATATATAAACACCGCTGAGTCCTTGTTGTAACCAGTTGAGTGCAATATTCATCATGACCAAGCTCTTACCTGATCCAGAACCACCAGCAAAGATGTTGAGTTCACCTCTGCTGAATCCACCGTACAACAATCGATCCATTTGCGGCCAACCTGTTGACACTTGTCCACCAGAATTAAAGTATCGGTTAATACGTTCTCCCGGGCTGCCAAAGTAATCAGTGCCCATATCCTTGGTTAAGGATATCTGTACTGCGTCCTTGATTAGTTTTTCAACTGGATCAAACTCGCCTTTCTCCAACAGGTCTGCAGACTTCAAAATTGCACGTTCTAGTTCTTGTCTACGAGTAAACGCTTCGAATTCCTCCAAAAACCAATCAAAGTGTCCGTCGTTTAAGTCTGGAATGTCTTGTAATGCTATGCCTGTGGTTGCAGATATCTGTGCTCGATCTGGCATGGTATGATGTTGTTCACAATGTTCCTTGATAAACTCAGCGGCTGCTCTAAGATTGCGATCAAAGTTTTCAGGATTATAAATGTTCTGCACACGCACATAACTCTGTGCGTCACACAACATCATTTCCAAAAACAAACGCTGAACATCTACATTATATTCTTTTAACAACTTGTTTTCTCCGCATTTCTATTTTGATTCGGCTGGTTTCCCTTGATTGCATTATAGTTAGCAAAGTTGCCAAGCGACCATATTTGATTACAGCATCGTTTACATCCTTACAGCCTTCCCACTCAGGCATGCTGACTGCCCAACCCAGCTCCAAGGCACGTTCTACCAACTCCATACCAGGTTGATCTTGATCTGGCACTACAGTTATTTCTCGACCCAAGGTACGTATCAATCTTGCTTGTGCATCACTTACTGTATTGTGCATGAGTGCAAGCCCGCTAATCGACAATGCGTCAAATATACCTTCGGTTACAATTACATGTTGCCAATTAGCATGCTGTAAATCAGTACCAAATACATATCCAGGTTGAAAGTCATTTAACCATACCGGTTTACGATCATCTAAGAATCTAGTTGTTCGTCCTACTACTATATTGTCATAGGTAAATGGAATAATTACTCCGGGTCTTGAATTTAGGGTTGCACTAACCATAAAAGGATAATCTATGGGTGCATGTCTACGTCGCAAGTAATTCCAAATATCAGTATGTTCCGGTGTTACAAATTCGACGCCGCCTATGTCATGTTCTTCAAATCGTATATCTTGTATGGCAGCAGCGGTACGTTGCCTATCATCTAATAGACCTGCAATGCTGCGATGTTTCAAGCTTTCTAAATTGATACGTTCTATTTCTTCTTTTGGTACATTTAACCACCCCAACAACTTACGTGCTTTGAAGCTGAGATTGCGTCCCAAAATAAAGCTGGCTGTAAAATTACAATTGAAACAGTGGTAGCTCCATCCTTCAGAACTACTTAGAAGGCCTCCACGTTGACGTCGATCCTGACTTTCGCCGTTATGAATGCAACAAGGTCCGTTAAAGCTGATCCAGCCCGAACTCGATTGTTTGCGTTTTCCTGGAAGGTATTGTACAATATCTAGCATCACGCTAGTATAACACGATCTATCTCAGGAATCAAGTGGTCGCGGATAACTAAATGACCTTGCTCATTTGGATGACGACCCGGTGCCATTAACTCCGGGCAGCCTTTAATGAATGTCGAAAGCCCAGAATCTGGCCATAATAGTCCTTTAGCATTAATAACAATTGATGGGCCCATAGTGGTAAATTGGATTATATTATTACCTAATTTATAATTTTGGCCTTCAAAAAATAAAACAGATTGTCGATAGGTAAGATTCCTTAATTCATTACAATCTGTTAACATCATATTTGTTTTGACCATGTTAGACCATTCAGAATCAATACAAGAAGCACCACTATGTACCCAGGCACTGTGTATAAACTTGTTCCAAGGAGGATCATTTGCGTAGCTTACATGGGCGGGATTGTAAAACGTATCTCGGTTGGATTCAGTATGTCCTACTAATAACAAACATTCAGATAGGTCTAGTTGTTCGTGTTCAAGCCACCACAAGTAAGTCCACATAGCACTTTGTTGACTGCCGCCCGGAATGCCAAAATTCTCCACCGGAACACCGTAATGATGCCCCAATAGACCCAGAAAACAATGACTCTCCCTGTAGGGAGTGTTTTCCTGCATTATAGGGTGAGAATTAGTTATATTATGTAGTAAAGGATCTAACAGTTCGTCTCCCCAAATCCACGAGTCGCCAAACCCCACTATCTTTTTGAATTTCATCTATAAAGTATTTCTGCTAGTTCGCCAGTGCTAAAGTTCAATTCTAATCTTATGTAAGGATGGAATCCTTCTACATTGATACCCAATCTTTCTGTGCTACTGGTCAGATTCAGTTGGTTGATCACGTTGCCAGTCTTCAAGTCCTCAAATGGAACATTGTACCATTCTACTGTGTTTGCTGTAGCAGCAGTTGCACCTTGCACTGTGATGTTGCC